GGAACAACAAATATTTCAGCTGTTAAAGAAAAAAGAAAAGTTAAATTTGCAACTAGAACAAAAATAACAATTATGAAAAATCATGTTAATGGTTTAGGTTATGAGGATGGTAAAATTTTAATAACACCTCACGGTTTTTTAGCTGGCAAAGAAACTTCGGAAGAAAAGAAATCAATAGAAAAATATAAACAAGAATACGCTACCTTTTGGTCTGAACAACTAGGTGTTGGTGGTGAATTCGATACAAAAGAAGAAAAAGAAAATGAATAATATAGGTTTAGGTAAAAAAGTTAAAGTACATTATGTAGGTACATTAAAAGATGGTTCTGAATTTGACAATTCTATAAAAAGAAAAGAACCTTTAGAGTTTACAACTGGTAATGGTATAGTTTTAAAAGATTTTGAAAATACTGTAAGAACTATGTCTGTTGGTGATAAAAAAAAGATACATATTCCAGTTAAAGACGCGTACGGTGAATACTTAGAAGAAGCTGTACTAAAAACACCAAGAAATGAATTCCCAAAAGACTTTAGATTTATTATTGATGAAAGAATAAAGGGGAATACTAAAAGTGGTAAACCAGCTACAGCTACAATATTAGAAGTTACTAAAACAGAGGTAACTTTAGATATGAATCACCCACTAGCTGGTAAAGATTTAAATTTTGAAATAGAACTTTTAGAAGTAGAAAAATAGTGTTTAACCTTTAATTATAAAAAAGTGACTAAAACTCTTCTTGTTGACGGAAACTCATTACTACAATTAGGATTTCACGGACTAAAAAATTTCCAAAATAAAGACACTAATCTAGGTGCCGTATTTTATTTTCTTAATACAATAAAAAAATTAATAACAGAATATAATTTTAATAAAATTGTTGTTGCTTGGGATGGTAAAAAAAACTATGAAAGTAGAAGAAAGTTATATCCACAATATAAAGCTAAAAGAATTAATAAAAGATTAACTGACGAAAAACGTGAATCTTTATACTTACAAAAAGTAAGAGTACAACAATACTTAGAAGAAATTTTTATTAGACAGTGTGAATTTGAAGGTCATGAAGCCGACGACTGTATAGCTTTTTACAGTTCACAAAATACTAAAGAAAAAATTACAATATTATCTAACGATAGAGATTTAACCCAACTAGTATCCACAAACACAAATTTAAAACTACTAAACAATTTAGAAATAGTTAAAAAAGGTGATAAGATTAAATTTGAAAAACATATAGTTCCTGTAGAAAATATAAAATTAATTAAAATTATATGTGGGGACTCATCTGACGATATAAGTGGTATTAAAAATGTTGGTATAAAAACATTAATTAATTTAGTACCTGAAATAAAAAATAAAAAAATAGAACTTAAAGAGTTTTTATCGATTTGTAAAAATAAATACGAAAAAGGAGATAAAAATTTTAGACTAAAAAATATTGTAAAAGGTATAACAAAAGAAGGAGAATTAGGCGAAGATTTTTTTGTTAGAAATACATTTTTAGTTGATTTGGGAACATCGTTGTTAC